CTAATGGAAATAACTTTATGGGTAAGGCGAAAATTCTAGACACACCCCATGGGAAGATAGTAAAGAGTTTATTGGATGGCGGCGTATCTCTTGGAGTTTCAACCAGAGGTGTTGGTTCTTTAAAACCTCATAATGGTGTAAATTTGGTTCAAGAGGATTTTAGATTAGCCGCTATTGATTGTGTAGCAGACCCATCAGGACCAGGATGCTTTGTTGAAGGTATTATGGAAAATGTAGATTGGTACTATGATAATTTTACTGGTGAGTGGCAGCGTCAGCAAATAGATGAGTCAAGAAAACAAATAAGAAACGCTTCTAAGTCAGAAATAGAAGAAGTCTCCCTTAAAATTTTTGAAAACTTTATTAAAAGACTTTGAAAACTATAAGAATACTAAATAGAAACAGAAATATCAGAAGGAGTATCCTGAATATGTCATCATTAACCGAAACAGCCAAGGCTGTATTAGAAGGAAAGGAATTGAACGAGGGAATCCCTGCCATCGCAAGTTTGGCCGGTGGAGTTTCCAATCCAAATCCTGTTGATCCTTCTGCAACACTAAAAACAGGTAATGCCAAGACTCTAAAGCCAAAGTCAAGAGCTACAGAGCCTGATCCAAAGCATAACGAGGCACAGGACCTTGGTGGATCAACTCCAACAAGTCTTTATAAGGACAACATTGGCGCAAAGGCCGCTAATGGTCTGAATAAGAAGATTCGTCGTGCCGACAAGTCTAATTCAGAGTCAATGCATAAGTTGGCCGAGGACGAAGTTGTGGATGAAGAAATCCTTTCCGAAGAGGAAGCCGCTCTTGAAGACTTCATTGCTGAGTGTATTGAAAAGGGCATGAGCGAAGAAGAGATTCATGAAGCTCTTGATCAAATCCTTGCCGAGGAAGATGAAGACGATGAAAAAGTAAATAACAAAAAAGAAGAGCGTCGTGAGCGTCTAAAGGAAGACGATTATCAAATCGATATGTCTGAGCACGTTGAAGCCCTTCTTGCTGGTGAGAACCTATCAGAAGAGTTCAAGGATAAGGCAACAGCCATCTTTGAATCCGCTGTAGCCACCAAGCTAAATGAAGAAATCGAACTTCTTGAAGCGGCCTATGAGGAAGCTCTGGAAGAAAGAGTAGAACAAATCAAGGAATCCCTTGCTAATGATGTAGATGATTATCTAACCTACGTTGTTGAACAGTGGATTGAAGATAATGAAATCGCTGTCGAATCTTCCCTTCGATCAGAACTAACAGAAGATTTCATTTCTGGTCTGCGACAGTTGTTCACCGAACACTATATCGACCTTCCAGAAGATCGAGTTGATGTTCTTGAGGAACTAACCGATAAGGTTGAAGAACTTGAAGACAAGTTGAATGAAGAGATTGAAAATGGTGTCGCCCTAACCAAGGCACTAAATGAATCTCGTAAGAACGAAATCGTTTATGCTATGTGTGAAGGTCTAACCGACACACAGGCCGAAAAGCTAAAGACACTTTCCGAAGGCGTTTCTTTCACTGGTGAAGAAGAGTTCGTTTCCAAGGTTGAAACCCTTAGAGAAAACTATTTCCCAACATCAGTAAAGAATGATGAAGTATTGGATAAGGTGGAAACCACTACTGATCCAAATATGCTCAATGAAGCCAATCTTGATGGTCCAATGAGTAAGTATGTAAGAGCTATCGGTAAAAAACTACCAAACTAATAAGAATACTAAATAATAAAACAAGATTTATCCAATAGGATATATAACAACAAAAAAAGAAAAGGAAGTTGAAATGTATTTATCAGAATCCCTTGAAGCCAAATGGGGCCCAGTTCTGGACCACGAAGGTCTAGCAAAGATCAAGGACCCCTATAGACGTGCCGTTACTGCCGTTGTTCTTGAGAACCAAGAAAAGGCAATGGCCGAAGATTCCCGTATGCTTTCCGAAGCAGCTCCTACTAACTCAGTAGCTTCTGGTGGTGTTAGCAACTACGATCCAATCCTTATTTCATTAGTTCGACGTGCTCTACCTAACCTAATCGCTTATGACGTTTGTGGTGTTCAGCCAATGACTGGTCCTACTGGTCTTATCTTCGCAATGCGTTCACGTTATAAGACAATGGGTGGAGACGAAGCTCTATTCAACGAAGCCAACACAGCATTCTCTTCTCAGAACAATGCGTTTGGATTTGCTGCTGCTAATGGTGCTCACGTTGGTGCTAACGCCGTTCAAAACCTTGCTGATTCCACTGTTTATAATAGTGGTAGAGGTATGGGAACAAATCAGGCAGAAGCACTTGGTGACGCTGCTGGTAATATGTTCAATGAGATGGCATTCTCCATTGAGAAGGTTACAGTTACCGCTCGTAGCCGTGCTCTAAAGGCAGAATACACCACTGAACTTGCCCAAGACTTGAAGGCTATTCACGGTCTTGATGCTGAGACAGAACTAGCAAACATTCTGTCCACAGAAATCCTAGCAGAAATCAACCGTGAAGTCATTCGTTCTATCTACCGTTCTGCTACAGCAGGTGCCCAGTATGGTGTTACCACTGCTGGTACCTTCGATCTTGATACTGACTCCAATGGTCGTTGGTCAGTTGAAAAGTTCAAGGGTCTTATCTTCCACATCGAGCGTGAATGTAACGCCATTGCCAAGGCAACCCGTCGTGGTAAGGGTAACATCCTCATCGTTTCTGCTGACGTTGCTTCAGCAATGGCGATGGCGGGTGTTCTTGATTACACTCCTGCTCTTTCCGCAGACCTAACAGTTGATGATACTGGTAACACTTTTGCTGGTACCATGCATAAGAGAGTAAAGGTTTATATTGACCCTTACTTTGGTGGTTCTGTTGGTGGTGACGAACTGGTAACAGTTGGTTTCCGTGGTCAGTCTCCATTCGATGCTGGTCTGTTCTATTGTCCTTATGTTCCACTACAAATGGTACGCGCGATAGGTCAAGACACTTTCCAGCCAAAGATTGGATTCAAGACCCGTTATGGAATGGTTGCCAATCCATTTGCTACAACTGCTGGTGACGGTGTTGTTGGTGAGCGTAATACAGCTTCTAATGCCAACATCTACTATCGCATCTTCCGTGTACGAAATTTAACTTAGTCTTTTCAAAGACTTACAAGAACTGGGTTTACCAGTCTTACTTGGAGGGGGACGAATCCCCCTCCTTTTTTTTATTCTGTAATCTCCTAAATACATTAGACTATAACATAGGATAACACTAATGTCTACTGAAAACATAGTATGGTCTATACCAGAAAATACATCTCTTCTTCAACCTACGAAGTTCACTTTTGCTATCCCTGATATGCCAATGTTGAAGTATTTCTGCCAGACAGTATCTATTCCTTCTGTATCCACAACGGAAATACCAGTTCCTACTCCTTTCAATACAACATACAGACACGGACATTCACTGGCCTATGATCCACTTACCATCACAGCCATCATTGATGAAGACTTTAGAGTATATGAAGAAACTCTAAAGTGGTTAGTTTCTCTAACAGAACCCCAAGATTTTGATCAGTATCCAAGGAAATATCTAAAAGACCAAACTCCACTTTATAAGGATGCTGTTCTTACAGTAAACACTAACGCCAATAATCCAAACTTCCGACTTATCTTCAAAGACTGCCATCCTACAACTATGGGTGCTATTCCTTTTGATACCAAGGTGAACGCTGATAGTCCAATGACTGTAGACATTACCTGGAGGTTTGATTATTTTGAGATAGAAAGGTTTGACTAATATGGATAGTTTCTTAGAGTTCTTAGAGGAAGCCCTAACTCCAAAACTTAGAAGACAGTCAAAATCATCCAGTAAACAACCTTCTGTAACAAGTTCTGCATGGAATAGACAAATCGGTTCTAAAAGTCAGAAGTCATTCAAGTTTACTAAGTTTAGTAGTAGGAAGTCTTCTACACCTTGGAATAGTTCTATACCCAAATCATCCCAAAGAACTACTGGTGGAATGTCTCATATTTTCACATCATCCGCTATCAGACCATCATTAGATAGTCATAACATTCTGAAAAATCCAAGACCAGAACAGTTTGATAAACTATTTGATTCCGATGATATGATTAGAGTTTTGAAGTGGAAAAATAACTGGTATGCCTGGAACTATGAATCTTCAAGGGGTTCTGTACACGATAGTGTTATTTCAATGCTTGGTATTCCAAGAGAGTATGAGTATGGTGAAGATGAAGGTAAAAGAGCCAGTATCTTTGCTATTCAACTAAGACAAATAGATAGTGTTACCCTTGAGATGGATTCGGATTCCATCAATACAAGTTATTGGAATAGAATAAAAAAGTCTCTTGCCAACGATAAGGCATTTTGTGAGTTTACCAAGAACTGGAACATTGATGGAGTTCATCATAAGGTTGAGAAGAAGGGACTAACCGCCGCCGAGCGATACCAGAGGCTTAGAGTAAAAGTCCGAAGAGATATGGATAGAAACCTTGCCGAGAATGATTTGACTTTTGAACAAACAAGAGCTAGAATAATAAAGGCTATGAAGGGAAACTTGAGTGAAAGCTCTTGGAAGAATTACCTTTATCATTCCACACAAAAAGACTTTGATCCCAAGGATATAAAGCAAGGAAGTCATTTTGGAGACCTTAGAGCTTCTGTTGAAAGAGGTTGGGACAAAAACTCAAAGAAAATCCATGCCTTTC